TGTAACCTGTGTACGTCTGTAATACATGTTAGCATTAGCAGTTAGTGATTCTCCATCAGGAGTTCCACTGTATACACCGTTAGTTGTAACGAATGGGTTAGATACCATACCGTAACGTGTTTTGAATCCAATCTTAGGTTGGAATGTGCTTGGGTCTATTGAACGAACCATCTGTAGAGGAACGTATGGGCAATAGAACAGTCCAGCATCATAAGGAGAAGTACCCTTGTAACCTACGACATAGAAGTGCTTGTCGCTTAGGTTAGCAGCATATGGGTCAACATAAACCTTAATGCGTCCGTTGATTGTACCAACTAGAAGGTTTCCAGTATCATCAACTTCACCGATGGAAGGTCCACCAGCACCAGTCAAACCAGAACTATAGTCAAGTACACCAGCCATTGCTAGAGCACTAGCAACGTCAGCAGAACACATCAAGAAGTTACCCTTTCCTCTACGAGTCTCTTGAGCAATTGCGTTTGCATCTCTCTCGATTTGGAATAGAAGACCTTTGAACTTCTCAACTGACCATCTACCGTTGGAGTCAACGTCTAGGTCAAATACACCAGAAGTAGCAACGTTATTCGCTGCACCTTTCTTAGCAACCTGATATACGGTTCTAACAACTTCTCTGTTGATCTCAGCAAGAACTTCAGAAGATAGGATGTTAGCAAGTTCTTGCTCTGCATCCAATCCATGAATTGCTTTCAAGTCTTGAGCAAGTTCTAGAGTGTATTCTGCTTTCAAAGCTCTGGACTTAGCAGTCACAGAAGTCTTCTCAATGCTGAATGACATTTCACGGAACAGATTACCTGTTTCGCCCATTGTTTCTAGATCTTCTCTAGACATTCCCTGTGCCTTCTCATAGGTTCCAGGTGAAGCGTCGTTAAGTAGAGCAGGGTTGTTACCCTCAGAGTCACCACCAACACCAGCACCAGTTCTAGGAGTATATGCTCCAGCAGTTGCCTCTCCAGAAGCAGAGAATCCTGTATCTGGTTCGTTGAATAGTGCTTCCTCTCCGCCTTGGTTCTCGTATCTAGATCTCATTGCGAAGATCAGACCAGTAGGACCAGACATAGGTTGTACACCACAGATATCGTATGCTACCAAGTTAGGCATAGCACGACGAATCAATGAGATCAATACAGGGTCGAAACCTGCAAGACCTGCAGTATTACTGTTTCCGAGTGCAGATCCAGCTGGAGACACAGTACTTGCGCCTAAACTGTTAACTGCAACTTCGTTAATCATTCCACGCTCTTCGCGAAGAAATCTTTCTTGGTTTTCTAGAAGAACAGCGGTAACACTTTTTCTATAATTGTCTTTAATGGAGGCAGCGCCTTCATGACCTAGAACAGGTGCCCACTTTTCCTGTAGAGATTTTGCATTAAACATTTGTTTTTAGCCTCTTATTTGGGAAAAATTAGTTTGTTTATTATGATTCAGACCAGCGTTGCATAGCATTAACGTATGCCGCCATTGCTGGGGATACATTTTCCTGCTCAACTGGAGTTTCTTCACTCTCTTCTCTCGCAACAACAGGTGCGTTGGGGAAGTAGCTCTCTTTAAGTGCTTTAACTTTCTTTGTGTATTCCTCTTCGGATACAAAGTCTACACCCTCAGCAAGAGTAGCGAGTTTGTCTTTCTGAGTATCTACTAGACCTTCGCTAACAGTGTTAACGATGACCTTCTTAGCAGACTCATTGAGACGGGTTTGAAGTTTCACATTGGTCTTGACCTGTTCGTCTAGACGCTCTTCCATTTCACGAATTGTATCAGCCATACCTTCTACCGCATCGACTTTATCGTCGGGGATAGTAATGTAGTGCTCTTCAAAGAGATTTTTTAGACCTGCGATGAAGTCCTCAGTAATCTCATTCCTGATTCCACGGTCAACTGCAACCTGATTAGATTCCATCCATTGACCGATGGCGTAGTTCACAGTGCCGTTAACTTCCTCTGAAAGCTCTGCTTTAGCAGCAGTTACTTGCTTATCGAGTTCGTTAGCAAAGTGTTCTACAAGCTTGTCGTACTCTTCAGAAAGTTTTGCCTTGATAGCAGCCTCGAAGATAGTCTTCGCTTTCTCGGCAAACTCATCAGAGAGTTCGGTTCCTTCTAATAATGCCTTAACGTCGTCAGATACGTCAACGCTTTCATACGATGGTTTGATAGGATATGTTACATCAGGACCTTTACTTGTTCCGTATGAAACATCAGTACCAATAGAAGGAGTGGTACCTTGATCACCTGCATCATGTATATTCGCGGTTTGTGCAGTTCCATCACTTTGTGCTGCCTTAGCGCCAACAGGTGCAGCAGCTTTAGATCCAGGATTGTCCTCACCCTCGTCGTTACCATCTGGTAGCGGACCACCATTATCAGTAACTGACTGACCTGAAGGTGCAACCTCTGTACCCACGGAAGGTTGAGGATCTGAACCACCTTTAGCACGGTTTGGTTCAC